CTTTTTGCCTTGTTCAGTTTCAGGCTCCCCAATTAGTTTGTACAGATTGGCAATGTTTTCTTCAACATCAGGCATGCGCTTTTTGCGATATGCTTCAGCGGCTGCAGGGTCATTCTCAACGTACTTGCGGTATAAGTATCCGGGCCCTGCGTTTATACCCTGCCCTAAAGTTTGCGCAGCCCCGCCAATTAGTGATAAAGGCCCGCCAATGATGACGCGTGCTACATCAGAACCTGCTTGCACGCCTGTACGTGCTTGTTGGCGTATTGCATCCAACGGCGAGCTGTCCCAACTGTCCCCTTGCCCAGGGTCAAAGTCGCCAAGATTAGGTAGTGCCATAACTATTTGTTGTCAACAGGGCCAGTCCACCCATGCTTTGACATTCGCTCCAAGACGTCATTAAAGTCAGGTTCAAACTGTTCACTTGCACGACCCCAAATATCGTCAAGGATATTGTTGTCTATAAGATGCTTATGCAATTCATTTGAGAGTGTGTTTTCTTGTTTTTTATACTCAGTATGTCCACTTTTGCTGTTGTATTCTGAATGTCCACGTTCCATTTCGCGAAAGCGATCAACAACTTGATTTATAAAGTTATTATACACGTCCATGTCGTCGGCATCTTTGCCTTCTTCCTTGACAGCCTTTTTAGCAGCTTTATCTAAAAACTTGTCGTTGTCCCAAATGTCAAGATACGAAGTTGTGCGAGCAGCTTCTTTGGATCGCCCATCTTCCATAATGTCTTCCAGTGAATTGCGCGTATTAGAAACTCCGGCAACTTCACCAAGCAATTTGCTGCCATCGCCAATAAGCTCTTTCACAGTTGCAAGTGGAAGTTTTGTTTGCGCAGCAACAGTCTCAGCATCAAGGCCTACGGCTTTAGCAGCATCAGTGTAGTTGTTGCCTTCTTCTACTGAAGCCCAAAGCTGTGAATGCGGCACATTCTCTGGATCATCCCATTCATCACCAATGCTTTGACCTGTAGACGCCTCATACGCTTTTTTAGCGTTGTCACTATTCTTCCAAATCGTAGATGCGTAGGCTGCAATTTTTGCGGCTGCATCTGCGCCAATGACAACGGGCTCTGCGACTTTTGCCATTTGCGTTAAAGGCGCAGCAATTTCAGGCGCAACATCAGCAATCTTAGGTGTAGGAAGCGCATGATTAAGTGCAGCTTGTCCAGCACGTTGCAAAACTTCACGACGTGACATAGGCGTTGCCGCAGCTTTGCTGACCAAAGCACCTAATGCAGAAGGCGCGTCATAGCTACCTTTACCAGGGTCAAAACTTCCTAAGTCTGGCGTAGGCGCTTGTGTAATAGGCACAGGCACTGCCGCTGGAGGTGGAATATCTTGTGGGCGCACTGCAGGCAAGTTTTCATTTGACGTGGGGCGCAAGCCAAGTATTGAGCGCCTTGCCAAGTTGATGGGAGGCTCCGCTACAACAGGCGGGGGCACGACTGGTGGGCGCTTGCCAAAAAGTCCAACCTGCAACATATTAGGGTCTTGGCTTAACTGACTTGCCCCATCGTCATAAACTTGAGGCTGCCGACCTTGCAGCATCATCTCAGCACGCATGCGAGCTAATGTTTCATCATAGTCCATAGTTATTGCGCGTATGGGTTGATACGTGGGCGTTGGTCCTCGTCATACGAGTCGTCGTCATTGTACAACGGATCGATGTTCAAGAACCCTTGATCCCGTAGTAGACGCAAAGCCTGTGAGGTAGCATCCACAAGGTCGTCGTGCCTGACCTCAGGAAACGAGCAAAGCTGGTTCAACAAAGGCTCTACCCATGTTCGTGGTGCACCGGGATTGTTTGCTGATTCAGGCACGTATATGAGTCCGCGTTTGATGATGGGTGCAACGATATTAAGACGCATTGTCTTGTCAGCGTTGCCCGGATTATATCCTCGGACTTGGAGACCTGCACGGCGCAAATCTTGAATAAGTGAAATGCCTGCAGATTTGTCTTCAATAAGTATCATGTCGACTTTTTTGCCTGACCCAAACTCATTCTCATCGCCGTAAATACTGGTTGCCTCTTCCACGACTTTAGGTCGCAGGTCAGGGTACTGCAAATGCTCTTCCCAGCAGTCAATAATCATCGCAGACATAGGCTTGTCAGGCGAGGGTTTGAAGACGCCAAACACTACACACGCAGTTGGGTCATTCTTAGTTTTGTCTGACGTGGCAATGTCGTATGACTGCACAACATACTCAAAGCGGGGCAATGGCTTTTCATTAGGCCAAAGCTTGAACCAGTCGCGTTTGACAATGCCGGCTTCTTCTGGGTCAATGATCTCAGCGTGAATCTCTTGGCGCCCAAGTGTTGTGCCTTCATACTGCAGAATCTGCTTTTGAAAGCTTGGCGCGAGGTTCATGATGTTATCGTACGTGGATGCTGAGGTGTAGCATACGTCATCACCATCTCGGTTCACTAGATCCACAATCAAGGGCTTTGGCTTAGGTGTTGTGGTGGCAATGATCCGTGGGTGCTTACCAAGTCGCATGCCAAACTGCAACATGTTCCAAGCATCATCAAGGTAGTCCCATGCAGCCAACTCATCAAGCCACCCGCCATGAAACTGCGGACCTCGGAAGCGGGAAGGCTCAAACGCCGGGATGCCTTTGATTATGCTGCCATTGACAAGCTTGATCTCGTTTAGCGACTTGATGTAGTCTGCAACAAGAATGTGGGGTATGACAGAGATCAGACCTGAGTCGCCTTCAAAGCAAACATCACGCACATCGCCACCGGTTGGCGCTGATACAAGCCATCGAGTCCCAGGCTGGCTCCAAGCTTCCCACCAAGTCCATTCAGCCGCGCACCGAGTCTTACCTGCGCCACGCCCAGCTAGCAAAAGCCAGATGTCCCACCAATCGCCTGAAGGCGTGATTTGATGCTTGTTTGCGATTGACAGCCACTTAATGCGGGCTTTTAACGCCGCTTGCCACTCAGGCGATGCTTTGTTTAAGTCAGGGCCTGACGCTATGCGCTTGGCAAGGCGATCAGCTGTCTCCGGACTCAGCATCTGCTTGGCGCGCAGCTAATAGATCAGAGACTAAGTCTTTAGCAAAATCATGCACGACGTCAACTTGTATTGCGCCGTCATTCTTGCCTACAACTTCAACTTTGTTGTTCTCACGGTACTCATTGGGAAACCTAGCAGCCATGGACCGAGACCAAAGTCCGGTGTTCAAACGCGGTCCTCCTGGGTTCTCAATCATGTGATTCTGGGCTAGCGTTTCCCAGTATTCAATCGCATGCTGCTTCGCTTGCTGCAAGGCGTCGCGAAAGTCGTCATGCACTTGTTCCCAGTTTGTAATATTACTAGGGTGAAGACCGAGGCGCGAACCAATTTGCCAACGTGAAAGTCCCTCTTTGCCCATCTCTGCGATCTTATCGCAAAGCGCTGGGTCATACTTTGTAGGGCGTCCCATAGGTCGTTTTTCAGTAGTCATAGCTTAGATTATACACATTTTGGTGGAAAGATGATCATTTTTGGCGTATTACAAAAAATATTACAACGGGCTCGAAAACTATATACGGGGGAGTATATATATATAAATATTCCTTTAGTTTTATAAATAGTAATATATGTAATATTGTAATAAGCGTTTAGAAACAACAACTTAGAGCGCTTAACAGTGTAATCAGCTTTTGTAATAACGTGTAGATTAGAAGGATTCTGTAATATTTTGCACCTCTTTTGCTACTGCATCAGCTGTTGCTTTTGCAGCATTGCGTTTATTACAAATCTCCCAATCGGCGGTAGAGCCTATAAACCAGCCTCGCATCGTAATATTTTTTGTCACATCTCCTGCATCTTTTTTCATAAACACAACCGCCTCATCGCCAGGTGAAACGCCGGCAAGAGCAGCCTTCACGTACTTAGCAGATGGCATCCTTTCATCGCCTTGCCAAGCTCTAAATAAGATCTGCAATTGCTGATTAGTAAAGAACGCAACGCCATTGATGTGAGTCTTGGTCCACTCAATTAGGTCATTGGCAAATTGTTGAGTAACCGATTGCGATAGCTTAACAACCTGCGCCTTGCGTTTAGTGCTAGGCGCTGCCTTGAAAGGGTCAAAGCTTGCAATGTCGCGGTTGTAATACCAATTCAGCACAGCGCCAAACCCACCTGCACGAGCCCACTTCATCAACGCCACAACCAATGGCTGCGTTTCAGCATTGGTCAAAGTCTCTGGTTTGTAGATAGCTTCACGCCGTGCACTGTTACCCATTGTTGTAACGTATGGACGATTGGTTGTAAAGACAAAGTTGATGTAATTTTCTATAGAGTATTGCGCCCCGTACTTGTTGTTGATGGTAATCTCCTTAGATGTGATGAAATTCTTTAGCTTAGCGCTATGGTCATCACGGTCTGATGAAGGCTCATTCACCACCACAAAAATCTTATTGCGCAAAAGCCCATTAAAAGACCCAAACAACTCATCAGGGCCTACAATGATTGCAGGTGCGCCATCGCCAAGCCCCAACATCTCGGCTATAAACTCCGCAACAGCTGACTTGCCAATGCCTTCACTGTTAGATACGAACTGTGGAGTTGTGTTGTTTCGCCGGTGTGGGAATTGGACTATGTTGGCAACCCAATCATGCCAATACTCCATAAACTCAATTTCGTCTCTAAAAAAGTACTTACAAAACTCTTCATACAAAGTAACATCACCTGACACAGGAAAGTGCGACCAAGCATTTAAATAGTTGTAACAGCCATCTGGAGTGATACGAAACCCTTGGTATTGTGGGTAGATACCCACCTTTTTAATGTCGCACCTTTTAGGCCACTTCTTGTACTCCTCAATGAGGGGTATTTCACGGCTAACTACCTTAGGTGGCGCGCCATTGCGGCCTTGCACAGTGCTTGTCTGTATAAAGATGTGCTGTGCTGAGTCTATGCGTGCCTTGTTGAAGTTCAGGATGTGGCCGTCGTTCAACCGAATCACATCGCCATTAAGCATAGCATACCTTGTAGAGAACTCATGTAGCTTCACATCCAGTGTATCCACGCCATTCATAACGATGCTGGTTGCTGTGAGCACCTCAGTAAGCGTTTTGCTTGCCTGTAGGTGATCATCAATGGCGTACTTTTTGCCTTCACCATGCCCAAAGCGCCCTACTCTGCAAAGGTGGACCTCGGCGCCAAGACCCCGCAGTGTGATTGCAAGCTTAGTTTCAGCTAATGCAACTTGCTCATTAGGCTCGCCATCAGGCTTAGCGCCGTCATAGTCAAACACAATGTAGACTTGTCTGCTTTTAGAGTCAAAGCTAGTCTTTTTACGCCACATGATCTGCATAAGATCTTTGTGTAAGTGTAAACCTTGCTTGTCAGTCCAACTTGTAACACCCGCCAAACCTAAACATGCGTATGGCAGTGTGTCAGCAACCAGCACTTTGGTGATGGCCCATGCTTTAAACTCGCCTTCTGTGATGATGATGGGGATGTCTACATCTGTAATGACTCGGCGCCAATTGGTTTTGACTGGGAAGTAGATATGACTGCCGCTGGATCGAGCCTGTGAGTACTTCATCTTTGATCTTGGCTGCAAAAGCCTTACACGATCAAAGCCGGTGTCTTTGCCATCTACGTCGCGGTACGGTATGCGTATGCTCCATTCGCCTGTGTGGCCTAGCAATGCGCGTGTTTGGTCTTTATCAAGTAGTTCAAGCCCAAGTTGTGCGATATCTGCAGCGTCAAATCCGCGATCTTGCAGGTAATTGGTGTATAATTGCTGCGGAGTTACTATACTTGCACCGAATCCGGTCGGCGCAATTTGTGGTTCCATTGTCGATCCTTGGTTAGTTTTAAGGCGCTTTGAAGTTTAACAGACTTCAGGTGCCTTATTTTTTGGTTGATTGTTGTCAAGATAATAACGCTTATCATATAGATGCCTTTCAATAGTCAGGTTAGTAGGCCGTGCTAGGCATGGCGGGATGACAACTATACATCATCCTGCATGCTTAAAGCGGTGGCAAAAATATTTTTTTGTTTGCAGTAAAAGTTGTAAAAAGCAGATGTACAATGCACTTACAGCAACGTTGCTGTGAACAAACTGACCATAGAAAGACACACATCATGACCATCTTTTCTGTATACATCAACGGCGACTGGCATGTAGATGTCGAAGCCATTGACGAGGACGCGGCCCTTACCATCGTGTTTGACCGTGGCATTGGCTTCCATGTCAAAGAAGTCTTTGTTGAGCTTTGCAAAGTTGACAACCCTGTTTTTTGAAAGGCATACATCATGACATATTCTACAACCATCGACACTTTTGTTGCAGGCATTCCTTGCCAAGTTGGCGTCATTGCATTCTCATTTGATTATGATGAGGCAGGCACATTCATTGAGTGTGAGTATGATGTGCTCGACCGTCGAGGTCGTAAAGCACCATGGCTTGCACGTAAAGTCAATCCTGCCATGCATGCAGCCTTGCTTAATGAAATTGAGCATTACATGACAGCTGAGTTTAACGAATACTTTGGAGACTAACATGACAACACACAAAATTTACAACTACTGGGACAAAGACCCGCTAATTGTTTATGGCCTTCACATGGACAGGCTTAAACCCATGGTGATCATTGGTCAAATGGCAGGCTCTTTAACGTTGCAGCATAGTCTTACAACCGCGCAAGCTCGTGAGATGGCAGCTGCATTGCTTTTGTCGGCTGAAGAAGCAGACGCGGCGGCACCCGTATGACTATCGAAGACCTCATCATTGGCGCACTGTCAGGCATTTTTATGCTTGCTTTGTATTTCATCACAATTTGCGTATTGGGGCTAGAATGAACGGGCATAACCCACCTCACATGGACAACTGGGAACAGGCGTTTGATGATTGGGTTGTGCTGCTAAAGCGTGCTAACGCCATGGAATTGCTTGATGACCCTAAAGCAATTTGGGATGAGGCATGGCGTCAAGCCTGCATGCTTAATGCTAAGGTGCAATCGCAATGACATGTTGTGATGGCAACTGCAACCAAGGCCGCGATTGCGTGGCTCGAATTAAAAAAGAATCAGTGACAGCGTATGTTGTCAAGTTTTTTGCCATCATTGGTGTGTATGCTGCCATAATGATGACGCTATGCTACTTATGGGCAACTGCCCCGCTTGTAAAAGAGCGCACTTGCACACCCGATTTGATCGATAGGATTTTCAAATGAGCACTGTAACCATAGTGATTGCCGACAGCCCTAACGACCCCAACGCGGTGGACATCAAGTGGGATGTGACCGGCGACGAGGGCACTGGCGCTGCAGAGCTCTTGGCGCAGCATCTTATTGCGCACATGCAGCAGATTAACCAAACCACAATAGACAATGCAATTAATGCAGTGACAGATGTGGAGGCCAAATGACTTTAAAGAAAGCAGCCATGCGTGTAAACCCCGTAGCCACATTGGAATCGTTTACACCAACAGCGGGTGATAAGGAGATAGCCAAATACCGCACCGGCTTTGTGCCAAGCGAGAAAGACCCTGACGCCGTACCA